GTCGAATGGGGTGAGCGTGGTTCCCCTGTACCCGTACACGGTGCCCCCAGAGACAATGCGGACACCCTCTGGCTCCGGGGATTCCCCATCAGAGAAACGGGGTGCGAAGGCTTTTATAAGCACACTCGTTGACACGTCAGCGCCGAGCACAGGGTTACCCTGCGCATCAAACGCCCCCGTGGGAGCACCAGGGGTAACGCGGGTGACGTACTCCCCGAAAACCATTTAGCCCACCTCAGACCACACGTACGGGCCGTTCGGGTACACGTACCCGATGAGCGGGTCAATCTGGAACGCCTTCGAACCCGTCGAAGTGAGCTGCAACGAATCAGCCTCATCGTCGGTGAGCCACAGATACCCGGGCTGGTCACCGCCATAAGTAACCGACTGCGAGAACGGGCCCGTCGTAGACTGCGAAGTCCTCGTGCCCTCCGGGTTACGGAAAACCCGCTGCACCATATTCGAGACAACATCCTGCACCGTCTCAAGCAGATCAGTCTCGGGCGGGTCGAGTGCCATGCGCGCCTCAAGCGACGGGATCCTTTTACGGAGCATCCGCTCCGCCCGGTCAATCCACGTCTGTACCAGAGTCGTCTGACCGACAGGCGCACCCTCACCAACCCACGAGTCGATGACCATAGCCGGGGTAGTCCATGAAGCCATCAGGTCACCTCTCTAGAAGATTGGGGGAAGGGTGCCCCGACCGAAGCCGGGGCACCCCGTACTACTTAGGAGCCGTTCTCGTCGTCGTAGGCCACGAAGTCCTCGACATCGGCCATGACCCAGCCGTACTCAGCCTCAGCGAGAATAGCGACGAGGTTGTTCTCGAACAGCGACACCAGCGAACCGTTGATGGTCACCGTCGCCTCCGTCGAGGTGCGGAACGAGATACCGCCCACAACACCCCACGCCGTCTTCGACCAGTTGCCACCGAAACCAACGGTGTCCCCGTCAGCCGAAGCGACACCCTCACCCATGAACGACGGGCGACCGATGAGGCGACCGGGCTGCGCGGCAGCGGTGGTCGTGTCATCAAGCGGGGTGTCGATGTAGATAGGGCGACCGGTGCTGTCCGTCGAGCGAAGGAACAGCGGTTCCACCACATCATCGAACGCGAACCCGCGCAGCTTCCGGCCGTCGTTGACGAGGAGGCTGAGACCGTTCACGATGTCGCGGTGGATGCCACCCGATGCCTGCGATGCGGTGCCGAGTTCGACGCGCTTCGTGGTCTCGTTGACCCAGTGGTCGAACGGGCCCGAACCGGTACCGTCACCTCCGAGGTCGTAGAGGGCCGCGTAGTCGAACGCGGTCGCGAATGCGCCGGCGAGCTCGCGACGCAGAACCTGCGAGTAAGCGCCCGGGTCAGCACGGATGACTTCCGTTGAGGCGACCGCGATCGCGGTCAGCTTCTTCGGAACCATGTTTGCCAGCGACATGCCGAGGCTGGTCTTGTGCTTGGCTACACCCTCAGCCGTCCAGTTCGCCGTGGGGCGGCTGGTGACAATCGGGATGGACTGACCCGAAGCCCCAAGCGGGACTCGGGGGGAGAGCGACTGAACGACCGACTGGCGCTGTGCGTCAGCGAAGATCGGGGCAGACTGCTCCGGGGTGATGAAGCCCGAGAAATCGGACAGTTTGGTAGGCGCGGTAATCGCCATTGTGATTCTCCTTGGTTGGGGGCCGTCCTACTGGACGGCGGAGCTGAGCATCGCTGCGAGCGGGTCGCTCGCTAGCGCGGTAGGAGACTTGCCCTCAGCGGCAACATGCAACTCACGGATACCCGTAGTCTCAGCCGTTTCGGCGGGGATGAGTGCGGCAACCTTGATTGCCTTAGCTTCCAGTTCTTCCTCAGAGGAACCGGTCAGGAGGTCGAGGTAGTCGCCGGTGATGCCGTGCTTGGATGCGACCTCGAGGCGCAGCTTCTCGCTGCGGATCGTGTCGCGTTCCCTCTCGGCTTGGTCAGCGCGTGCGTTGGCCTTGTCGAGTTCGGTTCGGTTGGCTTCCTCGATCTCGTCAAGCTTCTTCGCCTTCGCTTCCAGTTCGGCATGGTTCGCGTACTTGTCGCGCTCCCGCTTCACCCGCTCGGCGATTACCTTGTTGAGTTCTTCCTGTGTGGTGATTGCCGTGAAATCACTCTTGTTGTCCGGCTTGTCCGTGGCCGTCGCCTCGGTGTTTTCTGCACTCATGGTTGTGTCTCCTTGCACCGCGATTACCGCTCGCGTAGGCGTGACCCGCAGGTTGCGGGGAGTCTTATTTGGTGCCGTACTCGGATCGCCAGTTGGCGAGAGTCTTTTTCAGGTCACGTGCGTTGTTTTCGTTCTCGACGGCTACGTTCCCGTACTGGTCGGAGAAGTACTTCTCGACGTATGCGAGGTACGGGCTTTCATCTCCGGGGAATGCGGGTGTGACGACGCAACGGCAGAAATCGTGGTACCTGTCACCGATGGACTGCGACCCGCGCGCTTTCACGCCTTTCCCCTGGCCTCCGACTTTCCCGGCAGTCTCGGCAGCGTCCACGCCGCGCCCTTGAACAACGCCGGCCGCCTCCGCGCTTCGATAGGCAGCACCGCGGGACGCGAGGAGGGCACAGAAGGCGCAGCACCCGGCGCGGGGGACGCGCTGGTAGTAGGTGCGCCGGGTTTCGAGGGCTGTCGAGTTGGTGATCGTGTCCCTGCCCGAGTTCGCGATCATCTTCTGGGTGAAGCCGGCGAGCATCGTCAGGACATCGGAGCCAATGAACCGTTCCGGCGTGAATACGGGGGAGAGCGAATAGCGGACACCCGCATCTAGCTGTTCCTTCGCCGGTTGGGGGAACAAAGCGGGCGTGAAAGGTGTCGTTATTCCAGCCCCAGCACGAAGTGTCATGTACCACACCCCGGCAACCTCGCTTGCCGCGGTTGTGAACGGGGCCAGAAGTTCGGGGTAGGTGGCTAGAAGGGCATCCCGGAACACGATGGGGTTCGGGTTGTCCAGGGACAGCAGCAGGGCTTTTAGCTGGGCGAAAGCGACTGCAGTTATGTCATCAATCGCGGAGGAGTACTCCTCGATATCAGACTGCGTTACCACGGGCTGCCGCCAACTCCGCAATCTGCGGATCAGCCGTAGCAGTGGCCGCAGACGTGCGAACAGTGGTCAGAAGGGACGTGACCTTCGCCCGGTCACGATCAACCGTCAAACGGGCAATATCGGTTTCGTCGTACCCCAACTGCTCGAGCGTCACATCCGACTCAGCCATCCACGGGAGAATCGACACCTGCTTCGTGATCGCATCCGACGCAGACGACTTCGACGGGGTAGCGGGGTCGCGGAACTTAGCCCGCAGTTTCTTGAGCTCCGCAGGCACTTCAGTGAGCCCGTCGCGGAGCATGACCGCATCCCAACCGGAACGCACGAGCGCGGAACCGAAGTTACGGTTAGCGCCCTCCGCCTCCACAACCAGCTCTTCCTTCGCCGCGTAGATCGCTTCTGCGGAGGCCGGGTTGTCCTGCACGATCCCCAAAGACGAGATGGGGAGGTTCTGGTCGGATGCGAAGTTCTGGGCAATCTGACGGAGGTGTGCGAGGTGCGGTTCCATCGTCAACTGCGGGAACTGCCCGATCGTCGGCTTCTCCTCGCCCTCTTCCACAGAGATAGCGAGGAACCGGCCCAGCACCGCCTGCCACTTCGACGCAGCCAAACCATCAGCACCCTGGAACGCCGACTCGTCGGCCCCTAGGAGATAGCGCTGCGGGGACGAGTAGAACTCCGCGGAAACCTCAGTGCGGAGCATCGACCGGATAGCCTGATCCGTCAACGACATCACTGTGCGGGAGATGCGGGAGTGCCCGAACGGGCGCGACAGTTCCGGCTGGTACACGAGAGGCTGCACAGCAACCCGCTTCAACGGATTCGGCTGCACAAACACCCGCCACAGCTTCGAAGCGGACTCCTTCGAGAACGTGTAAACGGCCTCGGGCAGATACATGAGGAACGCATTCACGTTCGACTCTTTATCCGTCCCCGTGATAGCCAGATAAGCGGACAGGCCGCGCTTCCGCGAATCCCAGATCCCCGTCCCGTACACCGCGGAGCGGATCGTCTGCAACACATCAGGCTCACCCGAGAGCACATCACCGCGAGTCGTCGTGATGAACGCAGTCGCGTGGATGAGAGCGGAGGTGATGCCCTGCGGGATCTCCACATCCATGTTGTTCTCAACAAGAACCGTCTGCAGGTCGTACGGGTCTTGCACATCCCCCGGGATGACATACCCGTCGAAGTTGCAGCGCCGCGCCAGCGTGTTCACACCCTTCGCCGGCCACCCCAACGCGGTCTCAATCTTCGTCAACTGCGGCGGAATGGAGATACCCAAATCCTTGAGCGGCTGCTTCGCGTCGTAATACGTCGTCCGCAGAAGGTTGCGGGGCAGTTTGTTCTCCCACTGAACCCACAACACATCAAGAATGTTCTGGTTCTGGTGGTCAAGCTGGGGAATCTGCGGTGCAGCCACTAGAACACCACCACTCTCTGCTCACGATCGCCGCGAGGCTTTCTCTTAGAAGTACGGGCAGCCCAGAACGCCAGGGACACAGCCTCAATAGGGGTTTCATCACCATCAGGAGTGGTCGGCGACCAACCCCAGTTGCCCTCAACACCACGCGACTTCTTGTCGCTCACAGCCACAGAACGGTCGAGGACAATCTGCCCCTCCGACTCGAGGTGCGTGATAGGAACCCAGTCAGCGAGCTCGGACTCATCGACCTCATCGAATTCTTTCGCCGAAGCGCGAACGGTGTTCAGAAAAAGCCCACAGGCGGCGAAATAATCGGGGGAGGTGGCAACTTTCACCACCGACGAGGGAACCTTGCGATCACGCAGCAACTGCGCCAGAACACCAGCCCCCGCCTTACCAGATAGAACGATCAGCCCGACCTCACGCCACCGCGACGCAAGCCAATCCGCTAGAGGCTCGAGACCATCCTCGACAGAGCCTTGGAACGCATCGACCAACTCGACATGCACACCCTCGTCGTGCCGCAGAGCACCACCAAGGGCAAGGCGCGACCCATCCGGGGAGAACGCGACACCGAAGAAACGAACACCCTCAGTAGGGGCCTCCTGCACACCGATCGCCGCCCACTGTGCCGGGGTGATTGCACGCTTCCCCGCCTGATCCTCATCCCAGATACCCAAGGCCTCACGCCGCCACGACGCATCCGAAGGCAGATTCTTACGCAACCGCATCATCGACCGCAGCGGCGTGTGCAACGGGTACGACGGGTTCGCTAACGCCCACTGCTCCCGATCATCAGGGTCAGCATCCGAATCCGCAGAGAACTCGATATAGACAGCATTAGATTCGACATCCTCGCCCTTGAGGATCGCCTCTTTCACTTCCAAAGACTCACGCCGACGAGCCTTGAAAACCTCACCCGGATCAACCGGCCGCGGAGGTGTGCCCATGAAGAACAACAACGCACCCGCAGGATGACGTGACTGGTTCGTCGCCGCCACCATATCCTCGAGCGCCTTCTCCGTCAGAATCTGCGCCTCATCGAAAACCTCGATGTCGATCTCGTCGAAACCACGACCGAACCCAGACTCCCGGGCACCAAACATGATGACCGACCCGTTCAGAAAATGAATCTCTTGCTCACCATTCACCGCACGAATCGACTTGATATACGGGGCCACAGACTTACGCCCAGCGAACCCCCGCAACGACCCGAACGTCTTAGACGCAGTACGAGTCCGATGCGCCGACCACAGAACAGTCAGGCCCGGGAAGATCGTGCACAACGCGAAAACAATGCGACCGATCAGGAACGTCTTCACCACCTGACGGGGGATGCTGAGCGTTATCCCACCAACAGTCGCCGCGTACTCGCCACCCTCACGCTTCGCAAGAGCAACCTGCCCAATACCCCGCTGCCACTCATCAAACGAATCACCGAACTCAGCACACCGCTTCTCAACAGCAGGCCACCCCGTCGCCACAATCCCATCCGGGGTCACAATGTGACGGGCAACCTCAGATAGCTTCCGCTCCGAACGCCTCGTCCGGGGCTGGGGCACGCTCACCCTCCTCATCCACCGCAGCATCCAACGCCTCAATGTCCTTGGCGATCTCCATCAACCGCCGCGTCAACGCAGCCAAATCCCGAGCCGGCGTATTCGGATCCTGCACAGCAGTAGCCACCCGAGCCCGCATAGCCACCAACAGCTCACGCCGCGACCCATCAGCCGCCGCAACCTCAACACTCTTCACAACACGAGGGCCAACAGACTCATCCGGCCCAACCGCACGAAGCTTGGGAGCAGCCATCGCGCTACCTGCCTTTCTGCAGCCCTAGGAAAAAACGTCGGGGGGATATTGGCCCT